ATTAGTTTTTTTATTTTTATTAATAACAAAATGTTAATAAAAAAATAATATATTTTTTATGATCTATTATTTTATTTTTATATACCTTTTAAGTTATGCTATTAATGTGCAATATTAATCAATAATGAACGTTAAAGCCTATATATTATTATTTTAAAGGCTACCTATCCCCCTATATAGAAACGAAAAAGCCCTAGATTACTCTCTCATACAACTCCAACAAAAAAATTCATTTGCAAAATATGGTATAATATATAAGAGGTGAAAAAATAATGAAAAAGAATTACTATGTAAAGATGTACTGTTTAGGGTATGGAGAGATAGTAATAAGCCAAGTAAGTCATATAGAGAAGAAAAATAAAATAATAGAGTGTTTTAGAGGGAACAATGAAATAAAATATGCAGGAGAAGAAGAATTTATTACAATAAAGCCATATACAGCGGTATGGGATAAGAGATATAGCAGATGGATATTCAAATTACCAAGAAATGAAGATTTTCATGGTATGGTAATAGTAGATTATTGTGAATATTTAGAGCCACTGCTAGTAAGTATGGAACAAGTAAATTATGATTTTGACAATTATGTATATATGGAGGAAGAATAGAAAATGGCAGGATCATTTGAATATTTCAAAAAAGATATAAAGGAATATTTAGAGAAGAGTTATAAAAGGAATGCTAGAATATTAGATGTAGGAGCAGGGAGTGGAACATACAGTAATTTACTAGGGGATTATTTTAGAGATATAGAGGCAGTAGAAGTATTTAAACCTAATATAGAGAGATATGAGTTAGAGGGCAAGTATAAGAGAGTATATAATACAGATATAAGAGATTTTAGATATGAATATTACGATATAATAATATTTGGAGATATAATAGAGCATTTAGAGATAGAAGAGGCACAGGAAGTGTTAAAATACGCAAATAATAGGTGTAAAGAGATGATAGTAGCAGTGCCATATTGTTATAAGCAGGGGGTAGAAGAAGATAATATATATGAGATACATAAGCAAGATGACTTAACGATAGAGAATATGATAGAGAGGTATCCTATGTTAGAATTGTTGTATGGAAATAGTTATTACGGGTATTATATAAAGAGAAAGAATATAGATATTGACAAAGAAGAAGAAATATAGTAATATATACTTGTCGAGAGGTAATAGTAATCGACTTTAGAAATACGATCAGCACTAGTTTTAATAGCTAGTGTACTAGAGATATAAATGCATTGTCTGGGCTTATGGTACTTCTCTTTATAGAGCAGATATTTGTGAATAATAAGTACATTAATAAAGTGAATAAACAAATTATATCTTTAGTACAGTATCTATTAAAGATACTATTGTTCTTTGATAATTGAATTATTTGAACCTTATGACAGACTACAAGACAATGTAGTAAGGGTTATATCCTATTCTTATTAGTTGTGAGAGAGATTTTACAATGGATTGAGTGCATAATAATAGTAATATTGTTGTGGAGATATGCAAAGCATAGAAAGGGATATAAGCAGTTTAGTATAAGAGTTTATATGACACAAAACTAATCGTTGGTAATCTGCAAACACCTTATGACTAAAGAAGGAGATAAAGCCATACAAGATATACTATTTGTGGTGAATAGAGTATCAAATATGAATACCAATAAACCAAAGTGTAGTTGATACCTAGTAATAGGAGTATAAGATTAGAAGTTGGTACAAGTAGCACAAATCTACACAATTAATGAAAAAAGCATTAGCGGAGAATGCACTCTACTGATAATAGAGAATTAGTGAAATTTGCCTAATGTGTGTGAAAGTTGATAAGAAAGATTTATCCTAGTGTTTAAAGGTTAAAATAGATTAGAGGTCGCTCCTCTATGAGGCATTTTAATTGACTAGTGGTTGAACAATAAATGGTTATATTAAATTAGTGTGAGAAACACTTTATAATTTAATTATTAAAGAACAATAGTTAATAGATACTAAAGTGAAAATAATGTATTCAACCACATTAATTGGTGGTGTAGAGTAGATATATAAAATATATGGGTAAAGGTTATAGAAATATACTCATCAAGAACTATTGACGAATAGTTTACTTCTTTGAAAAAAGATAAACCTTTATATCTATTCTATACTGCTAATTAAAGCAGTAATTTATAGTTTTAACTTGCTACATTAAATGTATTTCTTATATGCTTGTAGAATACAAATGTAGTGCAGAACCAGAAATGGCTTATGCGACCCGTGTTCGACTAAATGTCGGCATACCATCTTAATTGGTGGTATAAGATAGATATAATAGAGAGAGCGGCATAACTAAAAAAATAATAGCAAAATACTAGTTAATATTATTTTTTGAAAATTGGCTCTAACAAAGTTATGAAATATCTATCTTATACTGCTAATTAATAGCAGTAAATGATTTAAAACATTTTGTGTTTTAGATTTTCTTTCAAGAACTACGAACTCCGAAACGTTTATTCATTTTCTCGTAGTTCTTTTTTTATGTATTGAAAATACAATAAAAATATGATATAATAAACTTGGTGGTAAATATGACCAAATTATTTACTATTTTAACCCCTATTTAAAGAGAGCATAGTGTTTTTATGCCCTCTTTTTTTAATTAAAGAAAGGAGAAAAGAGTAGGAATTGATGACAGAATTAGATTATAAAGAGTGCAGATACATAGATATAGAGATGCGTTTTCTTACATTCGACGATTTTTTAAGAGATTGTAAAGCAATAAAAAGAATGTACAAGCAATTAACACACAAAATCTTTTATATGTGGTATGTTTATGCAAATATACATATTTCTTTGTATAGAAAGAATCTTATGTGGAGTTACTTAAATGATGATCTTGAATATGAAAAGTTTGCAGAGTTAAGTAAAGGAAATACTTTTCAACGTAAAATTGACAAAAAGAAGTAGATATGTTATTTTTAGAATTGATAAATTAAGCAACTAAATATAAAGGGGATATAAATGAAAGATCAAATTATAATTTCTTTAATAACAATTATGATTCCATCTATAACTACAATTATAACTTCATTAATAGCAAGAAAAGACAATTATATGCACAATGCTAAACAATCTATATTGCAATTAATAGTAGAAGATAAAATAAGAGTAATGGAAGGTGGAATACCTGAAAATAAGCAAAATATACTTAAAGAATACGATGAATATAGTAAAAAAGGAGGCAATTCATACGTACACGAGAAAGTAGAAAACTACTTAAAATGGTACGAAAGTATTGTTAGAAAATAGAATATGTGTTATACTTTGCTTACAAAGGAGGAGAAAATGAAAGAAAACAAGAGTTTTGCTATGGAATTACTTGGGGACTATAAAAAAGCAAATAAGAGGATGTTTGTTGTTATTTTAGTAATTCTTGGAATGTGGTTTGCTACTATTGGGTATTTAGTATATATATTAAATGATATTGAATATGTTGAAACTACACAAGAAGTTAGCGATTTTGATACAATAAATGGTAACATAGTAAATAATGGTGATATATATGGGGAAAATTAAACAAACTACTAAATATAAATTTAGAAAGTCAAAAGGAAATCCAAGACATTGCCCAGTTTGTGGCAAATTTATGGGTAAGAAAAAATAATGTTTGATTTAACAAAACAAGAATACGAAGAAATAAAAGACAAACTAATGTTAAACGAAGAATTATCTAAAATATTAGAGTATAAAATAAAAGGTTATTCTATAACAAAAATGAGTATGATTCTAAATATGAGCGAAAGAACTATAAATAGAAGAATAAAACAATTAAAGAAAAAGATTATGAAAGTATTATAATCTTTTTTGTTGTCGTAAAAATGGCACTAAATTGTCTTAAACAAGGCATTTTTTGTGTCTTTTTTTATGTCATAATTAAATCACAAAGGAGGCAATATAGATGAAAAAATCACAAAAAGGCAGTGAGCCAATTGTTAGTGTAAATCCACAATATCTATTATTGCTTCTTTTGTTTTGATTTAAGGAGGAAATTATGAAAAAAAGAATTGAAGAAAAATTAGAAAAAAACATTGAAAGAATTTTAGGAAAAGAAGAATTACTACCAAGTGATGTAGCAATATTAAAAGAAAAATTAAGTGAAATTGAAAGAAATGAAGAGCAAAAAGAAAAAATGGAAAAAGACGAAAAATTAAAAGAAAAGAAAAAAGAATTAATGGATTTAATGACAGAAACATTAATATAGGAGGAAATTATGGAATGGTTATTACCAATAATGACATTAGGAATGTTTGGGAATAGTGGCTTTGCAAATTATGAGTTTTTTGGCTGTATAAATGATTACGAAAGATATGAGAAAGTATATAGCAAATATGGAGGTGATAAATAATGTACCAAAATCCATATTACAACAATTTTAATCAACCTGTGCCTCAACAACCTATTACACAAAACTTTCAATTATCACCTACACATACAGGAATGAGATTTGTAAATAGCATTGATGATGTAAGAAAAGAATTAGTGTATTTTGAAACACCTTATTTTAGTAGGGATATGAGTGTTATGTGGATTAAAAATGTAAGAGGTGAAATTATACCTTATGAAATAAAAAGAATTGTTATAAAAGATGAAAAAGATATGCAAATGGAAAAAATGCAAAAAGAGATTGAAGAATTAAAGGAGAAGTTAAATGAAAAACCAAATGATGAATCAAGTAACGACAATGGTGATGAACCAATTAAAAATGAAAAATCCACAAATGTATCAAATGTTAAGTCAAGGAAAAGTTAATCCTATGAGTTTATTAAAGCAAATGGCAAATAATTATCCAGAGCAAATGGGTGCATTATTTAACCAAGCACAAAGCATAGGTTTTCCTAGTGAAGTATTAACTGAAATACAAAATCAAATTGGTATTAATGCACAATAGCATTGATATAAAAAAATATTTAGAAAGGAGAAGAATATGACAGGAAGTTCAACAACAGGTGTAATTCCAACATACGATATTTCTGGAAATGGAAATAATGGTTGGGGTGGCAATATGGGTGAATGGATACTTGGAATTGTTGCATTAGGTATGTTAAGTAATGGAACATTATTTGGTGGAAATGGAAACAATGGAAATGGTGGAATGTTTCCTTGGTTAATGACAGGACAAGCCGGAATTAATCAAAACACTAACTATGGTTTTGACACATTACATTTAAGCAACCAAATCGAGGGTGTTAGAGATGATGTAAATGAAATTCAAACTCAAATTTGTAACACAGGTAATAGCATAACAAATGCAATTACAAGTGGATTCTATGGTGCTGAAATTAGTGCTAATAATCGTGCAGTAAATCAAATGCAAGATACATTCGCTTTAAGTAGACAATTTGCTGATTGTTGTTGTGAAAATAGACTTGCTACTTGTCAAACTCAAAACATAGTACAAAGTGAGGGAAGTGCTACAAGATTTGCAGATGCTAATAATACAAGAGATATTATTACAAATGCAACTGCTAACACTCAATCTATTTTAGATAAGCTATGTCAATTAGAGTTAGATGCTAAAAACGATAGAATATCTCAATTAGAAAGAGAAAATCTAATGAAAGATTTACAAGCAAGTCAAATAGCTCAAAACGCATTTATTTCACAAGGATTTGCTAATGAAGTAGATCAATTATACAACAGATTAAATAACTGTCCAGTACCAACAACACCAGTATATGGAAGAACACCAATATTTACTTGCAACAATGGATGTGGTTGCACAGGTGGAAATCAATTATTTTAATAGCATAGAGTAGAATACTACAACTCGAATACGAGAACTTGCTAAAAATGGTCGGTAGTGAACGGCTACTGAACAGGAGAATAGGCATAGTTCTATTCTCTATTTTTTTATTTATGAAAGGAGAGATTTTATGATACAAACAATTATTAATGAACCATTAGTATTACCAAGTAATTCAAGCCCATTAGTTTTTAGAGAGAACATAAGAACAAGATGTGCTTATTGTAGTAATGGTGGTTGGTTAGACTATGAAAATGGTAATCCTATATTCAAAATATTTGGAAATGGATATACAGGTTATTACAATGTTAATTTTAGTGCTTCTGTTAGTTCTGCAACAGCTGGAGTAGTTGCAATAGGTTTATATGAAGATGGTATTTTAATTCCTGATACTGTTAGGGCAGTTACTATTGATGCAGCTGATGACTATGAAACTGTTTCATTTAATAGAAAATTAAAAGTATGCCCAAGAGGTACATCAAGTTATGTTGTTGCAAGTGTTCCAAGTGTACCAACACCAACTACACCTACAACACCAATAGTAACTCAAATACCAATTATTACTAATGCTACATTTAATATTGCTAGAAGTAATAATTAATGAACTACAATATTGATTTTGCTAGTTTTATATTGCAATTATTCAATTTAGATTTACTATTTAAAGATTTTAAAAATAGTGATTTAATGAATGAATTGCAAAAACAAGATACACAATATTTTGAAAAAATAATAAAGCAAAATGATGAAATTATAAATCTTTTAAAAAAGGAGGTTAATATGAAAGAAGAACTTTCAAAAAAACTATTAGAAAAAACAGAAGAAAAAATTAAAGAAATCACAGATAGTGATATAACACCAAATAATATAGAAAATCTATATAAATTGGTAAAAATAAAACATATAACAAAGGAGGATGAAGAAATGAATTACGGAAACTATGGTAATTATGGCAACTACAATGGAAGAAGAGCTGGATATGATAGTTATGGTGATTATAATCGTGGTGGATATGGTAATTATGGTGAATATGGTCGTAGAGGATATGATACTAAATATCGTGGATATGACAAGATAAACGAAATGAGCAATGAATATGGAAGATATATGGAAAGCCGTGATAGATATGGTGCAGGGGAAGAAACTGACAAATCATTTCATTATATGGTTAAAGCACTAGAAGATTTTATTCAAGTTCTTCACGAAGAAGCTGAAACTGAACCACAAAGACAAATGTTAAGAGAAACAATTCAAAAAAGTATGAGATAAAATGAGATATTATTTTTATAATGCTAATAGTCATAATAATTTTATTGACGATTGCTTTCCTAGAGCATATTCAGTAGTAATGGATTTAACTTGGAAAGAAGCATATAGAGAACTATGCAAAAGTGCAATGGATCAAGGTCAAATGATGGATAGTGCAACATTTGTCAGGAATTTTTTAGATAGCAAATTTAAAAGAATACCTTATAATGAAATATATATAGGAGAATTTGCAGAAAATCACCCTGTTGGTAAATATTTAATTACTACTAGAGGACATATAACTGCTTGTGTTAATGGCTACATTATAGACACTTGGAATTGTGCTGATAAAAAAATTGAATATGTATGGAAAATAGAATAAAAAAGAACTATTTATATAGTCCTTTTTGTTTGTCTAAAAACGTAACACCGACTGCATAAGCACTCCAAATATCTTTTTTAAAACCATAAAACCAACCTTTTTCACGTTTAGTTCCTACTACACCAAATCTATCTATTAATGCTTGCCTAATGTTACTATCTTTTGCTTTCATACTTCCACATAAATTCATTTTTTCTTCTTTTCTATAAATATACCAAGTAAAAGGACACTTAAAGCATTCAATAAATCTTCCTATCCATACACAAGTTTCAAAAACTTCTTTACCAACAGCAAGCCCATAACTTGCTATCATTTCAATTGCAAATGATTCAATAGGATAATAATGTAAATCACTTATTAATTTATCTCTTAATTCTTCATTTTTAATCTTACCAAATTCAATAGGTTTGTAAGTTTCTTTATCTATTACACAATACGCACTTTCTATATTTCCGGGATCAATACTTAATATCATTTTTTTTCATTTTCTCCAATCTAATTTTAAATTTCACTTTTTTTATTTCTTCTTCAACTACACTCAATCTAGCAAATAATTTAGTTCTAACTTTAACATTGTAATAATTTCTATCTATATGTCTTTTTAGAGAACATTCTTCTAATGTTAATTGTGATAATTTACTAATTAATTCATTATTCATATTTAGACCTACCATATCACATTTTACTACAAATTGACTAAAATTGCAAATTATGTTAATATTTTGGTAATGTAGGTGATAATTCTATGAAAAACAAAGAAAAAAATAGAGAAATACAATTATCTAACCAAAACAATTTAAGAGATTTGGAACAAATGTATATTGAAAACAAAATTGATAACATGTTTGAAAATATTGAACAAAGGAAAGAAGAATTAGTGCAAGATATGATAAAATATGCTGATGAGCATACTAAACCTGTAAAATGGAATAAAGATGGGATTCCTATCGGTGAAAAAATAGAAATTAATCCTTTAGTTATCAATAATTATTTTTTTAAATCAATTGTACCTATAACAAGTCAAGAGCCACAATATAATGCCGAAAAATTAGGTATGGTATTTGATTATTATTGTGAAATACTTGCAGAAATAAACGATAAAATAGGTAATTTCCCAAGTTCTTTAACTTCTTTTTGCAAATTAAGTGGTTTGACACTTAATTCTTTAAGGCAATTAAGAAATAGCAGTGATTATAGTATGAGAGTAGTAGTTGAAAAAATATACGACCAAATAGGCGATGAAAATATAACAATGAGTCAAATGGGTGTTGTAAGAGAAAGAAGCACAATATTTAAAATGAAAGCCCAAAATGAAATAGTTGAAAAAGAACAACCAAAAGTAAGCATAAATATAACTGAAAAGCCAAATATGGAAAGAATTGCAGAAAGAATAAATAAATATAAAGATTTTACAAGAAAAAAGGGTAAATAATTATGGAAAATAATGATTTATATAAAGCAATAGATCAAACATTATCTATTTTAGAGCATAATTTTAAATATAATTATGGGAAAAAGATAAGTTATGAAGAAATATTTGAAATGATGAAAGATTTGTATGTTCTATTTACTAATTTTGAAGAAAATGTACAAGAATGTGGTAATTTAGCAATAAAAAGATACATTCCATTACTTGATTTATTAGTTAGTATAGATAATAACACTAATCATTTAGTGGAATATAATAAGCACTTAAAATATGCCTATAAAATTGGTGCTAGAGTAAGTTTAGAACATTATATGGTGTATCGAGAATGGGATGAACCTGAAAAAGAGAAGTTTTTTGAACCTAGATATAACATTTTAGTTGGCTATATACATTATTTGCAAGAATTAGAATGCAACCCCAAATTTTTAACTCTTATATTTAACGCACCGAGTGGTTACGGTAAAACGTATCCTAAAAAAATAAGTGAAGCATGGGGTTTTGGTATTGATGATACAGGGGCTTTTCTATCTTTGTGTTCAAACGATGATGTAGTAAAAAGTGGTTCAAGAACTTGTATTGATGAAATGAAAAGTGATGCATTTGGTGAAGTTTTTCCTAAATTAAAATGGGAAGAAGAAAACAAAAACTATTTTTTAAAGGAAACTGACGAAAAATGGAAATTAAAAGATTGTAGGTTACCTTTTAGTTATTATGCTAAAACAACTCAAGCCAATGTAGTAGGTTCAAGAGCAAGTAAATCTATTCATATTGACGACCTATACCCTGATTATAAAGAAGCAATGAATCAAGAATTAAATAAATATTACTTTAACAAATCAATTACAGTATGGGAAAAGAGATATGTACAAAACAAACCACCAAAAGTATGTATTACTGGTACTTTATGGGCTAGTGGTGATTATATAGATTTAAAAATACAGCAAGTTAAAAAAGAACATAAATTCATAAAGCATCCTAAATATCCATACACATACATAAGTGAAGATGGAACTTGTGCAATTATTCAAGTACCTGCTTTAGATCATGTAACAGGGGAAAGCACTTGCCCTGAATTAAAATCAACACAAGAATTGTTAAAAGAAAAAAACAATATGGAAGAATATTTATGGGAAACAAACTTTCAACAAAGACCAGTTAATCCTGAATCTTTATCATTTAGTTATGACAAGTTAAGAACTTATACAATTATACCTGAAACTGATTATAAAGGTTGTTATGCAGTTATAGATGCAACAAGAAAAAGTGGTAAAGACTTTTTTGCGATGCCAATATTTAAAAAAGTTGAAAATGATAGTAATTTTGATTATTACTTAAAAGATGCACTATTTACAAGGACTGCAACAAAAGATATGTACAATGATATTGTTGAAAAAATAATAGAGCATCATATTATTACTTTAGTAATAGAAAGTAATGTTACAAGTGAGTTAAAGCAAAATTTAGATAAAATATTAGAATCAAAAGGAATTACATATTGTGAAATTATAGAAAAATACAATACAATACCAAAATTAACAAGAATTGAAAATGAAAAACATATAATAAAGAAACAATTAGTGTTTCCAGAAAAAACAATGTACGGAATTAATACAATGGTAGGTAAATTTATGGATAATCTGACGACATTTAATTCAACTGGTGCGAACCCAAATGATGATGCTGCTGATAGTTGTGCATTATTTGGAAGTGAAATAATAGAAGAAAATTCAAAACCACAAATAGCAGAACCTTTAGATTTTGTAAGGCAATTTATGTAATTAAATTGCTTTTTTTTATGAAAAGTTGACAAATATTGTAAAATAATATATATTTGTGTATCGTAATTAGGGGAATAACTAGAAAAAGGAGTGAATTTATGCGTACATTTGGAAGAACTTGTATTTATGCAAACTATACGGAAGAACAATTATTAAGTGGAACTCCTGAACAAATAGAAAGTAAAGTTTTAGATATATTAAACAATAGTATTGGATTACACGAAAAAAACAATGCTGAAAGCGTATATCTACAAAATTATTTGTATGGCGACCAAGACATAAAAAATAAAGTTAAATTAACAAGAACTGATATTAATAATAAAAGTGTAGAAAACTGGGCTTGGGCATTTCAAGAATGGAAAAAAGCATTTTTATTAGGGAAACCAATTCAATATGCTCCATCAGACGATAAATCAAATAAAGAAATTACTATTTTAAATAGCTATGCTAACTATGAAGATAAAGACCAAAAAGACCAAGAAATATATGAAGATATATTTACAGTTGGTAGAGGGTTTAGATTTATTAAATCTAGTAAAACAAACGAAGATGATGAATCACCATTTGATATTATTAATTTAGATGTTTTAAATACAGAAGTTGTATATTCAAGTTCTGTTGAGCATGAACAATTATTAGCGTTTGTTAAAACAAGCAAAAAATATATTGTGCAACAAGTAAACCCAAATACAGGTGAAAAAGAAGATGTACCTAAATATTATAATGAATATACAGTTTATACTAGAAATAATATGTATGTAATAAATAATAAAAATGGTACATTAGAAATTATAAATCAAATAGTAGATAATCAAGAAGTAAGAAGTATTCCTATTATTCAAAATGTTCATTTAATTACTGAATATTGGTTTAATAGAAAAAGAATGAGTTTTCTTGAAATATGCAAAGATATATTCGATGATTTAAACTATGTAGAAAATCTTGATAAAGATGATATTGAGGGATTTGTAAATAGCATAATGGTATTTACAAATGCAGAAGTTGATGAAAATGGAATGAATGCAATAAAAAAATATGGTGCTGTTTCTATTAAATCTACTGACCAAAAGAAAGCAAGCGTAGAATTACTACAATCAAGATTAAAAAGTTTAGATACGCAAATATATTATTTAAGAAAATTAAGTGCATTACATAGTATATTAAGCGTTCCTGAAGCAAATCAAAGTGGTGATTTTAGTAATGCAGAAACTGGCAAAGCTATGCTTACAGGTCAAGGCTTTACAAGTGCAAGTGTAAGAGTTGGTAATGAAGAAAAGGCATTTA